TAATCCAAATGCAATCATCATGCACCCACGCCGCTTAGGTTTCCTATTGGCTGGAGTAGATGGTTCAAATCGCCCACTTGTAGTACCAAACGCTTACAATCCAATGAACGCAATTGGAACAGGCAATGGAACACCACAATACGGCAATAGCGGTTATTCAATTCTTGGATTACCAATTATTACTGATGCGAACATTGCAACAAATATTGGTACAAGCACAAATCAAGATACAATCTTTGTGGTTGATCTTAATGAGTGTCATCTTTGGGAAGAAGCCGGTTCACCAACTTATGTTAAGTTTGAAGAACCAAATGGTAAGGTTGCAATCAACATTGTTATGTTTGGTATGTCAGCCTTTACATCACTTCGCTACCCAGGCGCAATTGCTCAGATCAACGGTACAGGCTTAGCCGCACCATCCTTCTAAGCAATATAAGTTTCCAGGCCGCAACCCTTCCTGTGGCCTGGATTCTAACTATGATTGGTATTTAAAGAATGGAGTTTGTCTAATGTCCCAGGGCGATACAGGATTTGGATACCAATCATGGCTATAACAAATGGATATGCAACACTGGCTGAGATCAAAGGTTATATGTCTATTTCAGACAATACTGATAATGACTTGTTAGAAAATTTAGTTGAATCCGCATCCAGGTCAATTGATCGGATTGCTAACCGTAGATTTTATTTAGATGCCACTGCATCAGCACGGCTTTACCGTGCTTACTCTAATATTTTTGTTTATGTAGATGACATTGGAACTACAAGTAATCTAGTTGTAGCCGTTGATGAAAATGGTAACGGTACTTATTCTAAAACATTAACATTAAACACAGATTACATTTTAGACCCATTAACTTCACAATCTTTGAATAGGCCTTTTACGCAATTAACAATGGTATCTAATACTGAAACTTGGCCGATATTTCCAGGCCTAACATCAAATGGATTACGCCCAGGCGTACAGGTAACTGCAAGATGGGGTTGGCCGTCAGTGCCGGATGATATAAATATGGCTTGCTTAATATTAACTGCCGATCTATACAAGCGTAAAGATGCACCTGGGGGAATCTTAGGATTAGGTGATTTAGGCGTTGTAAGAATGTCGCCTATTGGCAGAGATGTAACGGCAATGGTCAGAGCGTACAAAAAAGAAGTTATTGCATGAATCCCAGTACAGTTAGAGATAATCTAAAAACTGCACTGCAAACAATTAGCGGTATGCGTGTATTTGATTATGTCCCTGATTCTACAAACATACCAACCAACAACGCTTTTGCAATAGTTGGTCAATTGTCTATGAATTATGACTTTACATTAAACAGAGGATTTGATTCTGCAACATGTCAGATCATTGTTGTAGTGGGTAGAATGAGTGAAAGAAATGGGCAAGAAAGATTGGATGGGCTACTTGCTTCATCCGGTTCAACTTCAATCAAAACCGCAATTGAGGCTGATAAAACATTAAGCGGTGCTGTACAAACTCTAAGGGTTGTGTCTGCATCCCCTGGAACAATAACATCCGCTAATATTGATTACCTAAGTTATCAATATTCAGTAGAGTTGATAGGTTAGTAAGAGAGGAAAACTATGGCCATATTTATGGGTAATAAAGTTGCCGTGATCGTGGGAACATCTACCATTACTGATCATGTCAGCACTGTAAGCCTTGCACGCGAAATTGATCAGGTAGAGATCACTGCAATGAATGACAATGTTCAAAATATGATTGGTGGGATTGAACGCCCAACTCTAAATCTTGAACTGTACAATGATTTTGCTTCAGCATCAGTGAACTCACTGTTTGAAGATGCACTCGGTACAAAACTTAACATTAAGTTAATTCCAGTATCCGGTACTGTATCTGCAACCAATCCAAGTTACACAATGTCATGCTTAATCTCATCCTGGACACCTGTAAATGGTGCTGTGGATGCAGTGGCTTCAGTTAGCGTTTCGCTTCCTGTAACCGCATTAACAAAATCAACTAGCGCGTAATAATGAAAGGGTGGGACAATGCACAAGATTGAAATTGTTAAAAAAGATGGTAAGAAAGTAACCTATGATCTTACGCCATCCGCAAAGGTGGCTTTTGAAGCCGAATTTAAAACAGGATGGCGTAAGCGATTAGGCGAACTACAAATGGAGTCAGACCTGTGGTGGTTCGCTTGGCGTTTAGAAAAAGATGCCGGCAAAACAGAACTTCTTTTTGGTGATGATTACATCAATCAATATTCAGATGTTGATTTGGTTTATGATTCAAAAAATGGATAGACCGCCACGGCCAAATTTATGAAATCGCATCTGTGGCGGTAAGTACCGGAATTAGCCCTAAAGATTTATTAGAGGTTGATCCAGCGATTTATTCAGCAATTAAAGCCATCTTGCAAGAACGCTATTACAACAACAAGAAGGCAACAGTTAGGCGGAAATAATGCAACCTAAGTATGCAGGATTGCCTGGGCGTACTAGATCATTAGCCGCAGTGCCTTCCATCTATGTTGAAAATTTAGATGAACTAATGGCGACTATGAAAAAAATAGAACCTGATTTACATAAAGAATTTAGAAGGGAATTAACTAAGGCTGTAAAACCTGTGGCAAAATTGGCACAAAGTTTTGTACCTTATTCACCATTTCCAGGATGGCGTGATGTTGAACCTTCATACCCACCTGCATGGGGATGGGCTAATGATCAAGCACATAGGGGTAGAACTTTTGGCGAAAGTAAAAGAAGCCGTTGGAAATGGTCGCAAGTAGAAGTTATACGCGGCATAAGAGTTAGTGCGGCTAAAACTAAAGTTCAAAGAGTTAAAGGCACTACATTTTCTGTAACTGCATTAGCCGTAATTAACAAATCTGTACCAGGTATTATTTATGAGTTAGCAGGATTTGGTACATCAAAATCAAGAAGTAAAACTAGGCGTATTAGTCGTAACCCAAATGCTAGTGAATCTTTCATTGGCAAATTGCAAGGTACTGCTAATTCAGGTGCATATAAAGAAAAAAGATTGATTTACAGGGCATCACAACAATTAGGTGGGCAAGTAAATGATAATCTATACGGTGTGCTTAAAAAATATCTAGGCGAAAAATTTAGGGGTTAAACATGGCATTAAGTCAGTATGTTGCAATTAACTTCCTTACTAAGTTTGATAAAAAAGGTTTAGAGCGTGCCACAAAAGAATTAAAAGGTTTTGATAAGGTAGTTGCAACTGGCGCATTTAGATTAAAGACTTTTGCTAAAGCCGGTGGAATCGCCGCCGCCGCAGGCATGGCTATATTTGCAAAAAATTCTATACAAGCCGCTTTAGCCCAGGAAAGATTAGATAAACAATTACAATTGACTTTAAGGAGTATTGGGCAAGAGTTTGAATTGCCAGGTGTTAAAACATTTATAGCCGATTTACAACGCGCTACAAACATTACAGAAGATCAATTAGTTCCTGCCTTGCGCCAACTTGTTGCTCAAACCGGTGATTTAGATACATCACAAACATTACTAAGTAAAGCATTAGATATTTCAGCCGGCACTGGGGCTGATTTAAATAGTGTGCTTGATGCTATAAATAAAGCGGCAATAGGCAACTATAAATCAATAGCCGCATTAGGCATAGGCTTTACAGTTGCAGAAGCCAAATCAATGGGCTTTGTAAAGTTAATGCAGAGTTTAGATAAATATGCCGGATCAGCCGAAGCACAAACTAAAACATTTGCCGGTCAATTAGAAAGATTTAAAATTAGCGCAGGTGAAGCCGGCGAAACTATAGGACAAAGTTTTTTAGTTTTTGCAAGCCTTATTACAACTGGATCATCTAATTTAGATGTTTTTTCTGCAAAACTGGATGTTGCCGCCGAAAAATCAAGTAATTTATTAGTTGGTTTAGGTGTATCTTTTAGTAAAGGTGGTTTAAATGGTTTCTTAGACCTTGCAAATTTAAATTTAGATGTCCTTACAGGAGATTTCCAAACTTTCCAAAAACTTGAAAAACAAGGATTAAAAATCACACAAGAACGCATATTAAAAGAAAAAGGTTTGTATTATTTATCCGGATCAGTTTTTGACGAAATTGTAAAGCAACGCAAAAGCACTCAAAAACAATTGACTTATGCTGAGATGCTAAAGAAAATACAGGCTGATATTTTGGCTAGAGAAAAGAAATTAACCGCTGAAAAAACAGCACAACAAGCATTAGATAAAAAGAAGAATGAATTAGCCGCTATGTTTGATATTGATAAGATCAATTTACAAGTTGCGCTTAGTCGTAAGTTATCCGGTGAGGATGAGTTGCGTGTAAAATTATTACAAAAATTATCAGATGGCACAAAAGCCGCCGTTGATGAAGCCGCAAGATACGCTGATGTATTAAAAGTTATTGAGGATGGACAAATTACTCCTGCCGAAGTTGAAATGTTGGCTAAAAAATGGGGTATTACTACCGCAGAAGTTTTGCTTTATTTAAGAGTTTTATTTGCGGCTAATGATGAATTACGCAAGATGTTAGCGTTATTAGATGAGATAAATAAAAAGAAAACAACACCAACTACTGCACCCACAATGTTTGATCCAGGTTATTTTACAGACTTAGGAAATAAATTAGTTGGCACGGTAGGTTATGCCGGAATGTCAGCCGCAG